CGAGATAAACACCACTGCTGTTACGTAAAACTACGGCCCCAGCCCCCGCCGTAGTCGTTTTAGTTATGATCCACTCTTGTCCGCCGTTTATCCGTGTGTTACCGGATAAATTAGGCAACTCTACAAAGCGGTCAGCGGTAAGGGTTGTGTCAAAAAGAATGCTTTGTGGGGTGTCAACTGTAAGATTAATCGAAGCGTTGCCCGGAAAGGTCGTGCTAAATTCTCCGGGAAAATACTTTATGTCGTCAAAGTCTGCTGACCCGCCACCGTCATAAAGAAACATATTTGTGCCCAAACCGGTAATCTGGTTCACGGAGGCTTTGACATTGGATAGAACGTAAACATTCCCACCTGCTGCCGCCATTGTGGAGTTTAGCCAAATTGAGTTAATTGTTATGTGGGCGTCATTCCCCGCCGAGTCATTCTTAACAACAATTATGTTTCCGGATGCCACCTTTGAAACCGCCGCCTCTATGTAACCAATTAACAGACGGCACGAATTGAAAACAAACAGGCGGGTGCCATCGGGAATAAGGTCAACACCGCCGGAGTTCTCAATACGGACGGCGTTAAGAAACCCACGCGATCCCTGCATAGATATAACTGCGTTGGCCCACTGGTTTAGTTCGACGTTTTGAATTGAACACCCCACCCAGTTCCAAAGTTGTATACCGGTCTCAGTGGGCGGGGAAGCTGTAACCCCCCGTATGTAGACGTTATTTATAGAACAATTTGGCATTGCATTGTCACCGCCACCAGGAAGGTATTGATACATTATGGCACACCCTGTTTGGTTGCGGAACTCCATGTCACGATAAGAAACCCCCCAAACGCCATTTCTCCCGTTTATATCAATGAGGTTATAAACCCCCCGATAACAATTAAAGAAATTGCAACTCCGGACCGTCCATTGGTATCCCGAGCAGTCCCACGCTTTGGACGCGTGCGCAGAGGTTTGCTGACCATTGTAGGCGGAACTAAAGTTTTCAAGTATCACTTGGCTTTGGCCAAAAGCCGCGCCGACAGTAGAGAAAAACAACACTGAGGCTCCGTTTGTGAATTGCACAAGGCTGGACGCAGAAGGCCCGTCCCCATATATGTGGGTACTATAGGCTGACCACACCGTTAAAGCTGAGGAGAGCTTGTAAGTCCCCGCTGAAATATGGATCGGAAAGGCAACGCCTCCTGGGGTTCCAAGTGTGCAATAGTCGAAACAAGCTTGAAGCGCGGCGGTGTCGTCCGTGGTGTTGTCACCACGGGCACCAAACCATCGCACGTTAATAGAACCGGTAAAAACCCGAATCCAACGCCCGCCACCAGAAGCGGCTAAGACCATACCTGGGGTAAGCGTCGCTGTTGAGGATTTATCTAATCTAAATTGGCCGTGGCCTCCATCCCCATCTACAGCAAACGACCGAATAAAAGCAATGTCTCCGGTTGAGAAGGACGCCACGGAAGCGGCGGAAGCGGCGGCAACGGTGGCGAAAGTTATTCTCGCCTGATATGCGGCGGCGGCGGTGGCGGCGGCGGCGGCGGCGGTTGCCGAGGATGCCGCGTCGTTGCGATACCCCAAAGTGGTAGCAACGGCAGAAAGTAAGTTGGTAACACCGGCCTCAAGGGCAATGGTGGCGGTTGTAATGCGTTCGGATAGTGTGGGCATGGTGGAAAAACGGTTTACAATTCAGTAACTTCCCCTAGCTCAGAGACCGCAAGTTCAAAGGCAGCAACGTCCCACTCCAAAGCGGCGAAAGCGTCTGTGGTTTCATCGTCATATAATTCTGCTTGGTCTTCCGTCTCCATTTTGGCGGAAACGTCCCAATACATGACGTCGTCGTACTTGAACGAGTAACCCCCGGAAGAAAAGCGGACGGTGTATTCCTTCATCCCGTCGCCAAGGGGGAGCGTGATTTTGAACCAATCAGCCCCGGAGTTGAGAGCGTGTTTGTGGACGCTTTGAAAAAGTCCAAACTCCTCATCCTTGAGCTTCCAAGAAACGCGGAGCGGACGAAACTCACGAGTGAAGCGTTTGCGCTGCCTCACGCGCCCAGAATCCATTTTGGTCCGGATTGTGGGGGCGTCCACCTCGCCCGCAAAATCGACTTTAGGAGCGGGGATAAGGGTTTCAGGGGGCCAAGTGATCATGGGGCAGCGCCTCCGCCTCGGCGGAGATTGTAGGTTGATTCAATAGCACGGGAAACGGGTGTCCCGCCGCCTTTGATACCGTTGGAAACACGGGTTTCAACCTGTTTTAGCATGAGTTCAATTACCTTGCCGTCTTCTGTGTCTCGCTCGCCCGTAACGGTGGCCTCCGTGGCAGTTCCCTGGTTGTTGACTATCAAAGTAACGTTACCACCACCCCCGGCGGAGCCCTTGCCGTTGGCCATGTCGAAAAGTTTCTTTTGCTGCCCGTAGTTCAGAATCATTTCCCCGGAGTTGACCCGCGCGGGGACACGATCCCCGGAGAAGGAGTTGCCCGGGATAATACCACCGTCCTCATAACCGGCAATGGTGGTGGCGGTCATGAGGCCTACCGAGGTATAGCCAAGGGCGCGAATCGCCGTAGAAAGGGGGATTCCCGCGATTGCTCCGCCCTCCGCCAAGGCCCGGATTGCCGCCAATTCCGTGTAAACGATGGCTTGAGCAATGGAGATTGCCCGGGCGGCGTAGAAAGCGGCCTTCGCGCCCTTGCCGCTCTTTTGGGCGATTTGCTCAATTTGGGAGGCGATGTCCCCGGCCATGCCAAGAACCATTCCGTAATTCTCCAACTGCCCCGCGCGGATACCTGCAAGGCCCTCATTAGTAACTTTAGAGACAGCAGATACATGCCGCTTTTCCATTTGCTCAGAGCGGCGTTGGTATTCCTCCTCCGTGATAACCTTCGCCGCAAGGGCCTCCTCCAAGAGGCGTTGTTTCTCGGCGTATTGTTCTTCTAATTGTTGGAGTTCAAGGGCGTTGGCGTCCGCGATCAAAGAGGACCGGACATCTACGTCCGCGCCGATGTCGTCCAAGAGCTTCTTGCGGCTTTCGGTGTAAAGCTCTTGCTCGCGGGTCAGCAACTCCTCTTGCAACGCCAAGTCTTCCTTGGTGTTATCCAAAATGAGGGTGCGGCGTTTGAGGTGGGATTCCTCCAAGACTTGGGCCTGAGTGCGGAGCGATTCCCGGAGCTTTTGAAACTCAGCGGTTTGCCCCTGGGTGCCCACACCGAAACGCGCGAGGCGGTCTTGCCCCTCACCCGCCGCAATTCGGGCTTGTTTTTGAAGGTCATATTCCTCGCGGAGTTTCTTGCTTGCTGCGATCCTGGATTCATAACCGGCAATGGCGGCGTCCCGCGCGTCCAAGCTCGCAACAATCTCCTCTTCCCAAGCCTCCGTGGTGAACTGGATTCCCTCGCCTACCCGCTTAAAAGCCTGCTGCGCGGTGTCGGCAAAATTGGTGACAACCTCTTTTTGCGCGGCGATGAAGTCAAAATCATCAGCGGTGGGGGAGAGGTGGGACCAAACCTCTTTGCCCACGTTCTCGGCGGTCTTAATGAGGGCGTTGAAATATCCCATGGTCACGTCCCAAGCCCCGGACCAAGCGGCCTCTGCGTAACCGATAATAAGGCCGTAATTTGCCCCCACCGCCCGCATATACATGCGGACGTTTTCGGGGAGATTCTTGAACGCCCCTATGAGGAAATCCACCGCGCCTTTGCCGTCCGTCGTCCAATACTCAAAGGACATGGCGAGCACGTCCGAGATATTGTTGAACGCGTTGTAAACCCCATCTGCCAGGCTCTCAAACTTGAACAAAAGGGCTTCAGTGTATCCCGCGAGTTGGCCACTCGCAATCATGTCCGTGAGTTCGGAGACGGCAGAGATTGCTAGGTCAATCGCCTCCTTCATGAGTTCCCCGGCTCCGGCCTTGGAAATCGTGGCAAAGAGCACGTCCCACGCGTCCCCGAGGTTGGAGAGTTTGCCCTCAAGCGTGGCCATGCGTTCGGCCATGGCTCCGCCAAAATTCTTTTCCCCAAGGGCAATGAAATATTCCTCAATGCTCCGGGCGTCGTTCTTTACCTTCGTCGTTGTGCCCCGGAACGAGAACGAAATCCCGTCCGCCTCCGTCCGAGCCTTCACACCAAATTGCTTTAGGATTTCAAACTCGCCCGTTGTGGCATTGGCTACCGCTTGGACCATGGTAGAAAGGTCCTTTCCCATGGCGGAGGCGGTATCACCATACGAGCGCAAGGCCCGCTCCGAGGGGGTCAAACCGAGGTTGACGAGTTTGATAAACGCCTCCGTGGATTGCGCCAAATCGTAGGGCGTTTGAGAGGCAAAATCCTGGATTGCCTGGAATGCGAAAGCGGCGTTTTCGGCGGAGCCGGTGGCGGTCTTTAGTTGGGCCTCCAAGCTCTCAAATTGCTTGGCCGTGTCCATGAGTTTGCGGAGCCCAGCAATGGCCGTGCCGAGCCCGGCGGCACCCGCAAGGAAGCCGGTGAATGCCTTCCACTTTGTCATGAGTCCGTCCGTGGCGGTCTCCGTCCTCCGCGCCTCGTTGGTGAGGATGCGGAGATTGACCGTGGCGTCCTTGACCTGCCCGGACGAGACTTGAAGAATGAGCGTTGTTACGTCTTCCATGGCTAGGAGGGCAGGATTGAGCGATCCGCCGCAAAGGTATCAATCAAGCTGACGAGTTGGGGGGCGCGGCGGAGGAAGGCCAAGACGTTCTCTAGGGTGCAAGGCTCCGGGAAGCTCCATTCCTTGACGAGGGAGGCCACAAGGCGCAACCGCTCCTCCAAGGGCTCCGCCTTCGCGAAAATGCCTGCCGTCCGGGCCTGGATAAGCGCCGCAAGCCGGGCCTCGCTCTCCGCCTTCGCCGCCCGGAACGCGTCCGAGTCCATGCCGTAAATTGTCAGGCTTTCACCGGTGGGCGTGCCATTCTTGCGCACGAGGTCCAAGACAATGCCCGCGTTTGCCTTTTCCCGGGTGAGGAAGGCGGCGATGGGACTAGGATTTGGCGTTGCGTTGCTCAAGTGCGGCGAAGGCGAGTTTGCGGAGCGTCTCCACCTCCAAAGGTGTCAACTTCCGGCCCGTCAACGTTGCCCACGCCCCTATCTCTTGGAAAGACAATTCCCCACCGGAAAAAACCTCCCGGAAATAACCCCAAAGGTAGAAGATATTTTCGTCCACGTCCGGGAGCTTCCAAAGCGATCCGGGCGGGAGCTTTTTGATTTTCTCCACCCGGGACAGGGACTCCCGGTTGGTGGACTCCGCCCCTTTGATTTTGGAGTCCAACCAAACTTGCCGCCGCACGAAGTTTAAGAGGCCTTCGCGGGCGGCGTGAAAAAATTTGCCCGGTTCCCCGAGAATCGGTTGACCAACTCAAAAAGAGCGGGGGCGTTGCGGAGAACGTGAACTTTGTGCTTTTCGTCACACGGTTCGGCAAAGCTCCACGCGGTAATGGCGGCGGCGGCGACGAGGAGGTTTTTCTCCTCCCGTTGCTTCGCCTGCTCCTCGGGGGTCAAGGGCTTCCCCGCCTCGCCCAAAAAGCGTTGGTTAATGCCCACGGCAGCAACGCGGAACGCCTCGGAATCGGTGCCGATAAGGTGGAGCCATTCGTTCGTTTTCTCTCCGTTCGGGAGGTAGAGGGGGACGCGAACGCCCGTTTCGGCGGTTTCCTTGGTGAAGAAGGCGGAGGCGGACAAAGCGGGTTTAGAATCCATGGCCCGCACGAAAAACTTTTTTCGGGTTTTGTGCAAGAAAGGTGTTGACCGTTAAACGAAAAACGTTTTTCGTATGCCTTGTGAAAACGCTTCGCCCTGTCCAAACCCTCGCCGAGAAACAGACGGTCTCCGTCTCCAAGATTAACTCCCGCGTCTCGGTTCGCCGCCGCGAATATGAACCCGGCATGTTTACCAATGACATCCTGGTTGACGGGAAGGCGGGCGCTAGGATTGCCATTTCTGACAAGCTTATCCACTCCAAGGCCTACGCGGTGGCGGCTCAATACCCAGACCCCGCCGGACTGCTTGACGAGGCTACGGACAAGCATTTGACTGCTTGGCTTCGCTCCCGGTTTGTGGATTGGGAGGATAAAAAAGCCGTTTTCTTGGACTACCTCGGACGCATTGACGCGGAAGAGAGGTCGTTCTTTTTGGGCCGGGGTTGGAACGTCCTTGAGGACACCATGCGGAACGATTGGCCGGAGAAGTTCGTTTGACCGCCCAACAAAAAGCCCCACCCGGTGAAAGGTGGGGCTCTCCCATGCCGTCCCGTCGCTTTAGGCGGGCTTTTTGATGATTGTGAGCGTCGTCCCCGTCACGGTGTCATAAAGGGCTTGGAAAGGCAGCGCAACCGAGATTGCACCCTGGCCGGTGGCGTCCGTGGGGGCGTCATTGTATTTCACGCGGGGGAACCGGAACTCGTAGGTGTTGCCCGCCGGGTCCACAATCGTTTGGCGGATGGATGACTCTTCCTCCTCAAGGAACTTCTCCAAGAGGGCGGAGGACTCAAAGAAATGCGTAGCGGTGCCGGTCACGTCCGCTTGGCCTATCGTGGGTTCAATGGTCTTATCCGAGCCAACGACGAAGCGGGCGGCGTTGCCGTTGTTGAGGGTAAACGCAAGCTCCGTCAGAGTGGACACGGTAGACCCGCCTTCAAAGTGGGAACCAGTGTGTGAATCGTAAGGCTCCGTGGTGGTGGGGGCTCCAATGGTGGGTGTGGTGAGGGCAGACAGGTCCTCCGCCAAAACCTGGTCCATGCCGAGAACGGCAAAGGTTCCCGTGACAAGGCCCTCCGCCGGGACGGTAAGATTGAGGGAAATGAACTCACACCCCTTGAAATAGTGGTAGGGCTTTGCGGCGGAGAGAAGGTCCGAGAAGTGGCGAATGAGGGTGAAGAAACGACGGTTGGTGCCAATCTTGAGGGCCTGAGAGGTGGTGGCAATGGTGACGGACTCCCCGGCGGCGTCGTCAACGATGACATTCCCGTCCGTGCCACCAATGGTCATTTTCCCGGCGGTGAGGGCGGTGATGACACCGCTGGCGATGTTGTTGGCAACATTGCCAGTAAAACCCGAAACCGCCACCACGTCACCCACCTCAAAACCAGCGGTCACGAAACCGTTGCCTGAATCGTTGAACGAGTTGTCTGAGGCGACGGCAGAAATTGTCGTTGCGGTCTTGGTCGCTTTTACCGCCCAAGTCCCGCCTAGGACGGCTTGGAGTTGATCGTCAAACGAGCCGTACGAGAGTTCAAAGCCTACATCCCCGTTGACCTGCCGCGCACCGTGGCGAAGGTCCCGGATTTGACGATCTTGGTGAAGCTCAGCGGACTTGTTTGCAGCCTTGGCAAGTTTGAGCGTGCAAGACGTATGCCGGAGGTCCGAGAGAACCGGAGAGGCGGTGGGGGTGGTGCCGCGCGTGGCCTCGGCAACGTAGAGAAGATTGTGGCGGGAGGAATCAGACATTTTAGTTGGGAGGTTAAGTTGCGGCGCGGGTGAAATCGGACCGGTAAACCACCGTAATGGATTTTCTGAACCAGTTGTCAACGTTTCGGCCTTGGCTCACGCCACACGAAATAACCCGGACGGTTTGACCGTTTCGGGTGAAGGTTTCACCGGCAACAAAGAAGGCCCGGGCGTAATCCTCCCACGCGCGGAAAACACCGTCCCCGCCGCCCTCCGGGACGTTCAAATCAATTTGAACGAAACCCGTCCCACGATCCCGCCCGCCACGGCCAAGGGTGGCAACCGTGGGTGTATTGGGCACGTGAGAAACCCGCGCCCAAATCGCTTTGCCCGCCGGGTCAAAAACCTTGTTTTCCCATGCGATAGAAGCGGCGGGGAGGCTACGCGGAGCGGCGGTCAAAAAGGTGTTTACCGCCACCATGAGAGCCCCGATTGTATCGGAATCAGGCATATTTCTTTTTCAGGTTTTGGGAAATGCGAATGAAGTTTTTACGGACCATGCCTTCCGGGGCTTTGGTGTGACTCCAACCGTCATATTCAATCCTGTAGGCGTAGGGCAAGGAGTTCGTGAGGAAAACACGGCTTTGCTCCTGCTTGAGCCCGGCAACGAATCCCTCAACGTTGCGGATTGTCGTTGCCCCGTTCGGGTCTGTTACTGAAACCGTCTTGGTATCCGGAGCCCCGGACGAGATTATCCAATTCCCGCGTAGTCTTCCGGTCAATACAGGGGTGTCCAAAATGACGGACGAGAAAAGCTCCAAAATGACTGCTTTCCGTAGTTCCTCAATCTCGCCCTTTACCTTGTCCGCCCATTTGGAAACGTCCACGGCGAAGCTCACGACGCCCCGCCCTCCATGGCCGAAAATTCGTTTACGACCGTGACGCCACCGGGAGCAAGGGGGGTGTTGCCGAACACTTCCCATTGCTTCCCCTGGAACGTGACGCGATCCCCGGGCGCGGGTTCAAAGTCCAACGCGGTCCCGTCCGGCTTGGTTGCCGAGGCGATGAAAAAGCGGAGGCGTCCCTTTACCAAGGCCTCTTTCCGCATGTCCGAGAAAAGGCCGCTTTGACCTACCGAACCGGGGACGCTCGCCACCTGGATTTGCTGCGAGGTGACGGTTGCCCCGGATGTCGTCCCGGTGCCGGGGTCAAACGTGCCCGCGCTTGTGCGGGACATGGTGACGACCTGCCCGAAATTTTGGAGCAACCGAAGGGCGGTTGCTTGGGCGTTGGTGTAGTTGAAAGCCATTACGCGCGCACGACGCCAAGACGCCCGCCTCCTTGGTTTTTCATGAGTGGCAAAAGCAGGTCCCAAACCTTGTTGAAAACGGGTTGAACGGTGCCACCAGCCCCGGCGGTGTACTCCGTTTCCAACGGGCCAACCTTTTCGCGGATAACCTCGCGCCCGTCTCCGGTGGGGCGTATGTCCCGGGATACGCCCTCAATCGCCAGTTGAATTTGAGCCTCTTTGAGAAGGGCGGGAATGTGGTTGAGCGGGACGGAGTATCCACCGGGCAAATACACGTCCGCGCGCGGAAACGGGAGGCGTTGCGTGCCCGTGCTCCGATATCCCTGAAAAAAGTGCTCCAAGCCCAGGAGGTAGTCCCCGGCCTTGACGAGCAAGACTTCGACAGATGGGTCCGTTGCGGGGAGGGTTGCACCGCGAAACTCGGCGAAGGCGCGAGCCTCCTCCACGGTCACAAAAGAGACCGCCCCAGAGACTCCGGTTCCGTTTTCAATTATAAGGGCCATGGGGAGAGCAAAGAATTTTTTCCGGAGAAAAGCGAAACGAAAAAGCCCCACCCCCGAAAGGGTGAGGCGGAGAACCAAAACAACCCAGACCGCAAAGTTAGGCAGTGGGGTCTGACTCGGCGAGCTTTTCCGCGAGGAAAGCGGCGAGACTTTCTTTGGTGGCGTTGGCGCGATACTTCACGCCGAGGACGTCAAGTTTGGCCTTGAGTTCGTCCACCGTGAGGGCGGCGAGTTCGGGCGGGATCGGGGCACCCTCGGGGGCGGCGTCCTTTTTGGATTCCTTGACCTCAACGAGGCCTCGGCGGACGTAGGCCTTGGCCTGGTGGTCGGTGAGTTCCACGGAATCACCGGCCTTGCGGGCGGTGCCGAGGATAACGGCGTCTTTGATAACTTTGGCTTTGGGCATGGTGGTATGGGTGGGAAATTGTCGCCCCGGCGCGTAGGTCCCCGCCACTTGGGCCAAGCCTTGCGCGAAGTCCTGTAAAGGATACCGACTCCGGGACAGAAAAAACCCCACCGGAAAAGCCCGGTGGGGTCAATGGTTTTCGGTTTTGCCGGAGCTTAACCGAGAGCGGCAACCACGAACTCTTCCTTCCACACCTTGCCGCCGTAATAGACGACAACCATGATTTTGGACATGCCCTCGCCCGCGTAGCGGCGGAACTCGAAGGGAATGCGGGTGATGGGGTCAACGACCGTCAGAACCTCAACGGCAGCGTCCTGGCCCATGTCAGCGGCGCGCACCGCGAACTCCACCGCGCTTTGGTGGAAAGCGAGGTTGGCGGTGTAGGAATCGCCAACGGTGATTTCCGTGGTGTCCACGGTGGCGATCCGGAGACCGGGGCGGTTGATGACAAGGTCACCGGAGGTGGCGGTAAGGCCGGTGCCGACGACATATTTGTTGGTGTCGCCCGCGAGGGTCACGATGTCACCGGCTTTGATGCCGGTGGTGTTCACGGTCCCGCCGTCCGTGGTGAGGGTGGTGGAACCGACGGCGTAACCCGCGCCGTTGTTGATGTCGTAACCGGTGCCCGCGCCTTTGGTGTGGTAGGCGATACCGGCGGACTCGCGGATGTTGAAACCCTGGAGACTGAGGAGGGAGCCGTTGCGGAGCAGGTCCGACGTGCCAACCTCATTGACCTTCTGAAGGCCGGTGAGCTTGCGGAATTTGGAGCCCGCAAGGGTGTCGATGACGAACGACCAACGCCCGTCCATCGGGGCTCCGTTGTCCTTGTAAACCTTGATGGCATCGGCAAGAATGTCGATGTTGGAGGCAAAGGGGGTGGTGCCAGCGGCACCCACGGCGCGGGAGGCCTTCTTGTAGATGACGCCCGCAAGGTAAGACTCCATCTGGTTGACGATGGCGCGGATAATCTGCGCGAAGGTGTCCACGCGGTACTGTTCGCCCATGCCACCCGCCGAGTTGAGGCGGCGGATGACTTCGCCCGTCAAGGGGAGATCGTCTTTGGCGGTCTGGTCTAAGGCGAACTCGTCAAAGGTCGCACTCTTGTCCGTCGCCGCCGAAATGGTCATAGACGGGGTGAAAGACGAAGTGGGCGTGGTGGAAGGAGTCCGCATGGACTTCACTTTGTCGCCAAAACCGCCACGGTTGACACCGTTGGAATCGGCAACGTTGAGGATGACGCCGGGGATGATGCCGACAACTTCGCGGGCCACGATGTCCATGGCCTTGTAAATCTCGGGAGCGAGATTGGTTAGGGTGATTGTATTAGCCATAAAAGTAGGGAGTTACAGTGTTGAAAAAAAACAGACGTTGGTTAATCGGCGACCTTGACACCGTCCTTGACGAACGCCTTGTGGCGGTCCTCCTGGGACATGGCCTCAAGTTCGGCCCGTGTGATGATTTTTGCGGCACCGCCGCCCCTGGAATCGGAACGCGCGGCACCGCCGCCGCTTCCCGAACTTGCTTTTACAATGGGGGAAAATTCCTTGTTTGCAAGGAATTCTTGTTGCAAGTCCGCAAGGGACTTGACGGAAGGTTTGCCGTCCAGCTCGCGGACGCGGATGACGGGCACACCGTCCACCTCCTCAACGGCAAGCCGGTCCTGATAAAGGCGGGCAATCGCGCTTGGCACGATGAACTTTTCGCCAGCAAAGCGGGAGGCCTCGGCGGAAATCATCGCCTTGTGTGCCTCCGCCTTCGCGGCCTTCTCCTTCTCGGCATATTCGTTTTTGATTTTCTCCACCTCGGCCTGGTGTTGTTTGCGGATGGCTTCCACCTCCGTTTTGTTACCGGCGGCGGCCTCCAAGTCTTTGATTAACTTGGATTCGCGGGCCTCCAACTCGGCAACCTTGGCCTCCGCGTTCTTGCGGTGTTTTTCGGCTTCGTCCTTTTTCCCCCTTGGGACGAAGTGTTCTTCGTGCCCCTCAAGGTTCAGGATAAAGGAGCCGTTTTCGCCCTCCTTATACTCGGCTTTGACGGGGTCGGTGAGCTTGGCGTAATCAGCGGCGGCAATGGTGTATTTCATGGTTTTTGTGTTCGGGGCACGGCCCCTAGTTGGATCGGAGAAAACCCGGAGAACGAAAAACATTCAACCATTTTCCGTTTTTTCGCTTGACTGTTAAATGGAAACCGTTTTTGTTTTTTGGCGCATGAAATTATTCTATCTCACTTTCACCCGTGTCGTTAACCCCGTTGCCACTACGGAACCGGCGGGCTCCCGCTATACACCGCCGCCCCGAACTGTTCCCAAGCCTTTTGACCTGAAGGTTGAGGGCAAAGCGATTATCCCCGCCGAGACCGCCCGCCAAGCCTTGGACACCTTTGAAAAAGAGTTTCCCGCTTGCGAGGTGAACAAGATTTCCAGCAACCAGGAGGATTAACCCCATGAGCGTTTTCCACACAAGCAACGGCGAAGCTGTGACAGGCGAAAGGCTCCAAGCGGCGCGGGACAAAACCGCCGAAACGTGGGACGCACTAGGGGACGCCGCTCTAATCGGCAAAATCCCTTTTGCGTCTCACGTTTCGGACGCGGAAATCGCACGCTACGCAATGAGTCAATATGATTGCGCCAAGGCTATACGGGCGGGTTTGTCGGACGGCAATTTTACAATTTGGCAAAGAATAAACACGATCCTAACCGGGGAGTGCGTCCCGTTTCTCCCTCCTTTGCCCCCTCCGTAACATGAAAATACTGTACAAAAGCACAAATTACGACCCGCACGAAGTGGTAGCACGACACGTCCGGGCGGATTCAGATGGAAAAGGTTACCGCTACTCCGAACAGAATAAAAACGGGAGGGATATTTTGCAGGCTTTTACCTCCGGCGATGACATACCGAAAACAGAGAGGAAAAAAGCCGATAACCTACGCGGGCAAGCGTTCGGGTGGGTAAAGCTCAAAGCCCCGCCGCCTGGAATGCCTCCGGCTCAAGCGCCCTCATTTCCGCGAGGGTGAGGGGCTTGAAATTCTTGTCCAATTGCAGCGTGGCGAACTCGTCCGCGCTCAATCCCCCATCCCGGAACAGCTTCCCCCGGGTGGGGCCTAGGGCTTCATTTTGGACGCTCTCCGGTTGGGCCTTGAGCCAATCGTAATACGTCTCACCCCCCGCCACCGGACCGAACTCCGCCGAGCGGGTCCGCCCCTGTTTCAGGAAATCAAATTGGGAGTTGAGGACGGCAATCGTTGTGCTCCGGCAATTATGAGTAACGATGCCATTGCACTTGATTAAATGATCGTGTGTTTCCAAGTTGTAAACATGCCCGCAAAAATCCTCAACCTGGACACCGATTACATTGTCAAAAACTACTCCGCCGGAATCGGCGTCCGGGGCATCGCGGAGGCCCTCGGCATCAGTCCACGTCCCGTTGAGCGAATCCTGCGCGAGCATGGTTTCATCTTGCGGAACCGCTCGGCTCAACAACAAGCCCGGATGGACCGCACCGACGAGACCGGACGAAAACAGCTGGCCAAAAAGGCCAATGAAGCCACTCGGGGAAAGAGCCTCTCGCCCGAACGCATCGCCTCCGCCGTTGGGGGCAGGGTAAAAAGTGGCGGCTTCCCGGTCTCCAAATACGAAACCAACCTTGCCGCCATGTTTGACCTTGGGGGCGTAGAGTATAAATCCCAAGTCGTCTTTGGCCAATATGTTTGCGATTTCACCGTTAAGGGTGTCGCCGTGGAAGTCTGGGGCGGAGGTTGGCACTTCACGGGAAGTCACTTGAGGAAAGCCCCCGAACGCTTCCGCTACCTGCTCAATAGTGGCGTAAACTGTATCATTCTCCCCCTCGGGGTTTTTAACACCCTTGGAATCGGGGTGTATGAAACACTTGTCGCCAACATTGACGAATTGAGCGGGAACCCACCCCCGGTTTGTGAGTATCGGATGATTTGGAGTGACGGCGATTTCGTTACCAAGACCCGAGCGGATGCGGATAATTTTGCCTTTGTGTGCCCTTTTGAAAACACGCGAGATGGCACAAGCGGACGTTATCAAAGTTCCCTCCGTTAAACACCGGATATGGATTGGCGGGGTGGGGCCTTTGCCCAACTCCCATTCCTGCCCGTCAAGACTCTTGCAAATCGTGGTGGTGTTCCGGTCCAAGGTGGAAACCCAAGCGTACTTCCCCACGACGTCCGCGTTCGCTTCCCAAAGGGCTTGCCGCCCCGTGCTCGCCGCGTGTTGCGTTGCCGTCCGGACCATGGCGTCCGCGTTGCGGCGAGAGACGGCCAAAATCCCATCCTTGTAGTTCCGCGCGCGGGTGCCAATCACGGAGCGGATTATCTCGGCATTGGTCCGACCTTGCGCGGCACCCAAGCGGATTTGGGAGAGCACGCGTTTTGCCTCGCGCGATCCGAAAGACTCCACGAACTCGGAGAGCGTTTCCCCGGAATGGGACATGGGGTTTTCAAGCGCCCGTTTCCACGCCGCCGAGGGTTTGGGGATCGTGAGGCCCTTGAGCCCCCGGACGCTCTTGAGCAGGTCAATGGATTCCGCCGCCGCGTAGAGGCCCGCCACCGGCTCAAGCTCCGCCATGTAAAGCTTGGTTCGCTCCGTGAGGGGCGCGGCGATTACCTTCTCCGCCTCCTTCAGAAACTTGGCCACGTAGCGTTTACCCTGCCCGGAGAGTTCACCTTGCACCCCACCGAACGCGCGCAAAATGGCTTTTTCAATCTCGGCAAAGGCCTTGGTGAAGTCGCGAACCTGCCCGGCCTTGAGACGTTCAAGGAGCATTTGGCGACGGACGGCGAGGTCAACGAGCGGGGAGGACATGACGCAGCAAAAAACTTTTTCCGATTTTCGGCGAGAAAGTTATTGACCGCGAAACGAAAAACGGTTTTTGTTCAGACGTGAAAACCAAACTTACACCCAAGCAACAAGAGACCCTGGATTGGGCTCGCAAGACCGGCCAAACTTTCGGCATTCGCATGATGCGGGGAGAACTCAAACCGGAAGAGGTGCCCATGAACATTTGGCTGGCCGTTAACATGAACCACGGGTCTTTTATAGTGTCAATTTTGGAGGCGAAAGCGTGGCTTACCGATTCAATGGGGGTGGATTTTCGGGTGGCAATGAACCGGTTCGTTTTGACCGAACAAGGGTTCCGCTAGGCGGTGAGCGGGGTGTTTTGAGGATCGTCCTCAAAGCCCCCGCGTGCCGCCGCCTCGGCGTCAATCTGCTTCCGGGCGTCGTCGTCCTTCTCGTAGGCAACGCCCGCCTTGCGGAGCCCTTCCCGGGCCTCTGCCCACGTGATAAGCTCGCCTTGCCACTCGCTAAGGAGTTGCGCCCGCTCTTGGGCGTCCATCCGCGCGGAGGAGAAGTCCGCATTAAGCTCAAAGGTGACGGCGTCCTCGTCCACCTCGGCAAGGAACTTGGACGCATTCCAAACGGCCTTGGCAAAAGCCTGAGAGACGTTGGCGGCGGCGGACGACAAAACGGAGGCCTCGGATGTCTCGGCAATCGCCGCCTCCGTGGCGGTGCTTTGGACCTTCTTGGGCTCAATCAGTTTGGCCCCGAGCGCCTTCATTTGCTCCTCTTTTAGGAGCATGAGTTCCTTGGGGAGGTTGTTCGGCTGCGCCTGGATAAGTTCGGCGGATGACCCGGCGGGGCCGGTCAAGGCAGCGCGCGATCCGAGATAGACGCCCGTTTTGTAATTTTTGTCTACCCAGTCTTGGGTCATGCCACCGAGGAAGAGGGTGGGTTGACCGCACAAGAAAGACGATTCCTCCAAGTCCGCCGAGTTGCGGAAATGGGCAATGTTCAAGTTGGCGATGGAATACAATGGGGCCTCGTCAACGGAGGACTCGTTGTTCTTCACGCCCACGAATTGCCACGGGATGCGAGGCAGGGGGCGGGCGTTGTATCCAAGAATTGGAGACGGACCTTGAACGACTTCAAACGGGTCTTCCCCGGCCTTCATTTGCTTCTCGTCCTTCTTGCGCCAAACCGTGACGACAACTTGCGCGGTCTGTTCGGTCTCATAGTCAATGAGGTTGAACACCCGCCACCGGGGCTCCGTTTTGAACTCGAACCCGTCATCCTCTATGACTGCCGATTCCACCAAAACAAGGAGGGTGAGGAGGGTTTCCCCGCCCACGTTGGACTCGCGCCAGTTGATTATTTGCTCCGCCGCGTAGGGGATGACCCGGGGACGAATCCGCCCGCTTTGCAGGTCCGCCACCGTGACGACCTGCCCGGGGGCGAGGGTGGGGAAGTCCGCGAGCAAGCCCGCACGCCCCGTGGTGAAAATCTCCGTGAGCACGCCCTTTGCCAGTTGCTCAAGGGACGATCCCATGCCATCCGCGTCGTTCTCCAAGAACGAAATGGGCGCGGGAAGGTCAACGGAAGGGGCCTTACTGAAAACCTGCCCAACAAGCCCGTTCAGCGTGCGCCCGGTCACGTTGTAGAACACCGCACGTTTCTGGTACTTCTCGTAACGCTTCTTGGCCTCGGCAGTGTTCTCCGTCGCCTCCGGGGCGGGCAAATATTTTTCGCCTGCCAGCTTCACCACTTCCTCGCCGCCCACGCAATCTCTCACAAGGGACCATTTCCCTTGCATTTTGCGGACATCAAGACGGGTGAAAGCAACGTTAGGCATTTATGGGAGGAGGCGAAAAAAACCGCCTTGACGCAACTTTTTTCAAAATCGGGCTTGACGGCTAAACGAAAACCGTTTTTCGTATGTCTCATGAACTCCACCGCCCGCCCATTCACTTTCTCCCGCGCTGTCGCCGCCCTGTCTCGCCCGGACGCGAAATCCGAGTTCGTTGTCAAGGTTGGCGGCGTCGAGCTTTGGTCAGCACCCACTTTTGAAGCGGCAAAGTCTTTGGCCGGGGGTTTCAAAAAAGTTGAAATCGTTGAGCGAAAAATTGCTTGACGATTAAACGAAAACCGTTTTTCTTCTCCCCATGACCCGGCTACAAAAAATTCTCCGTGCGTCCCACGCCCTCCAAGTGCGGGCGAGACACTACCTCGACACAAACAACCCAAAACGTGCCCGCCGGGCACTCGTCGGTTCCACCCGTCTCCTAACTAACTTCCTTGGGCACCCGCTCAAAAATCAAAATGACACCCTATGAACTCAAAACAATGCTCGCAATCCTTGACGCCCGTGCGTCGGGATTTGTCAACTTTGCCGCCGCACTCGAAACCGAACTCCGTGCGGAGTTGTCCAAAACACAGGCTGATCCCGCCCAACCACCTAGCACCCTTCCCGCCGGTCCCATGGCGCGGCCTGTTTGCACTAATCCTGATTCTGGTTTTTTCGGCGTGGTGCCTCACCCGCTAAAAGCGGCGTTTTCCTTCACCTGGAAAGGCAAATTATTTCAGTATTCAAAAGGTCAATACTGGGTGGATGGCAGGCCAACGGGAAAGAACACTTTCCAGGAAGTCCGCAAAGGCCGCCCGATTGGGCGACCCCGGAAATCCCCAAATAAAAACGAAAAATGCACTTGACCGGAAAACGTTTTTAGTTTTTGGTCTGAACCTTCTGTCTTACCCTGTAAATTTATGGCCTTCATTTCCATGTTCAAAACCTGCCTCGCACGTAACGTCTCACCGGACGCTTGCACTCGCATTTCCATTTTCTACCGACGTTTAACCCACAAACAACAACTCGCCCTCAACCAGGGGAAACGTTACCGGGTCAACCTCACGGACTCGGAGAACATGCGGGCACACAAAATCCTCCGGGAAACCCGGGTTGGTTATTCATAACGCCGCCGATGAAACTCGTTTCCTTTGACCTGCTCCCGCTTGGGACCCGCTTCCGCTACCCTGGTTCACCCCGGGTTTATTGCATCCTGGAAAAGCGGCGAAAGCGCGAGGGTGCCCCAATGGAGGGCACGATTTGCGACCATAGACCGGACCTCATCGGCGCGGACGGGAGGGGCGAACAGGCCCGCCAAGGGCTTTACGCCTACAAGCCGGAGGAATGCCCGGACGGCGTTGAGCCCGTGGACTAGTTCGCAAATTTGATTTTGACGGAGCCCGCAAACACGGGCTTGGCGTCAAGAATCATATACCGGGTATCGTCGTAAACATGATCCTCCGCCGTGGTGTCCACGTCGTCCGGTTCGTCCTCATCGCGGGGCAGGCTCGGCACGGTGTTGGTAAACGCCTCGCAATTCCGCATGACCCAAAGGCCGGGACCTTCGCCCGTGCGCGCGGCCTCAAGGGCGTTGCGTAGAAGCTCAAAGCCATTTTTGCGGGTGCCCGCGCTCTTGTCCGAACGCGTCCACGTCACGCCCTCTTTTTCCATGAGGGAGGCAATGGACCCGGACTCGTCCTCGTTGACGTTGAAAATCTGATTGTCCGCCGGGCCTGGTTCAACGTTGCCGGTTATCCACCCCATGAGGCGCAAGGTTTCCTCCGCCTCCTTCACCTCGCGGGCAACCTTGCGCGCGGAGAGCTTCCGCCCCCGGTTGTGTCCGTACTTCTCGCCGCCGAAAATCTCTGCTCCGTAAATCTCGGCGATGCGAATCCGGGAGCCCCGCGCAAAGGCCCGTTTCTTCCCCGGGGCAATCTCCACCTCCTCACCGTTGGAAATGGCCCAAAAACCCACGGAAAACGGATGGGACGAGCCCCAGTCCAACGACCGGACAACCCGCCAATAGGCCGGGATCTGGAACCGGGGGAGCACGTGGACGTCCTCGCGCCATATGTCGTCAAAGGCACCGCCCGCCGTGATGTCCCACGATCCGTTGAGCCATGCCGCGCGGCGGTTCGGGTCCGTGATGTTCTCAAGGTCCGCCACGTATTCCGGGGAGAGGTATCGGTTTTCCCGATACGACCCAAAGAGGCGCACTTGGGTTTTTATGAAGTCCTCTTCTTGCTGCGTGCGGGGGTTGAAAACGCGGGTTTTCTTCCGGACGACATTGCCCGCCGGGGCGGGGTCAATGAAGCGGCGTTTTACCCAATTGTGCCCCACCCCGAACGGGTTTGAGGTGGAAAAGACCGTCAGCGGAATCTCCGGGAGGGGCTTTCCGTCCGGGGTGGCAAACGTGCCGTCCGGCTTCTTGGGGGTGTGCTCAAGCGGGATGAATGACGAGCGGTTGCAACTCATCATGGCATCGTAGCAAGCCGAGGTGGCGTATTTGGTGAGCTCGTTCCACCCAATGAAGGGGTATTCGTGCCCGTGATAGTTTTCGTAGTCCTTGTCTTTTTCCAAGTGGCGGAAAAGGAGCTCCTCCCCACTTGGCCAGACCCATTTGAGGTCCGACATGGAGGAAAGGAACTTGGCCCCATCTCCGAACTGAGAAAACCAACGTTTCCCCTTCGCAATCAAGTCGTCCAGGTTCTTGTAACGGCGATCAAAAATGACCCCGCGCCAAAAACTCCCGTAACCCTGCCCCACGTAGCGGCGGAATCGCATCAATTGGGCATCCGTCTTACCCGGTCCCCGCGTTCCCTCGTAGAGGATATGAGAAACCGGAGCCGTGAGGGCGAGGGCTTGAGACCCGGGGAGAGGCTTCCAGACAACTTTCACGCGTCCACCCCCGCGCATACCTTCTCGTTAGTCATCTCCATTTCGTCGCACCAACCGTCGACTTCATTTTCAAAAACAAGGTAATAGCGGGGAGAGAGCTTGTCCGCGTTGAACTGAATGCCTGTCACGAGTCCTCTGTCTCCTGTCATGCGGTGGTAGAGAATGTCGCCCACCCAAAAACGGCAAAGGACCATGCGTTTTTGGGGCTCTAGCATACGAAAAACGGTTTTTGTTCCACGTAGAACAAACGCTCAATTTTGGCCGGTGTTGGTCTTGGCCATTTCCCGCAAGTTCTCTTGTTGGGTTGCCGCCGCCTTCTCCCACTCGTCAAGGGTGGCACCGCCGGAAGCCACGGGGACGAACATAACGCCGCCGTTGACCGTCACGTCCACCTTTTCGGGTTCGTTGTGTCCGGCCATCTTGTTGTCTATCTCAATGCAAGTGGCCTTCCCGGGCAGTTTGAGGACGGTGCGGATAAGGTTCCCCTCCTTGTCGTAGTAGAGGGTTTTGGAGTCTACCAAATCGGATGTCTCGTCCACCTCGGCAATCTTGGCACGGACGACGCGGGCGAGAAATTCCCGCTTTTCCTGCCTGGATAGAACCGTGGCGGTCTCGGTCTTCTTTTGGAGACGCTCAATCTCCGCGCGGATTTCCGGCTTGCGATCCAGGCGATTCGCGAGGGTGGGCGCGGAGGAACGCGAGACGTTTGGGTATGCGGCAAGGTAAGCCTCGCGCTTGCCCAAGGTCCCATCCGCGCGGGCGCGGCAATATGCTTTATGCTCTGGAGTTAGCACCATGGGTTAAATCAGAGGACCTTTTTGCACTCCTATGCAACCCTAAAGAGACACCGGGTAAACTCCCAAGTGCGTGGTTCCGATCACAAGCCCCCGGGAATTATCTCCTCGTTTTTGGGAAGAACCCCCAAGGAGCCTCCCAAAAACGGGAAATTATCTCCCCGTTTTTGGGGAGAACCGGACAAGGTGGCCCCCGGACTATTACCCTCCCACCTTACACCCCCTCTAAATCCCTTTTGCTGGGGATAAAAATGTACCTTTTTGCATAAGCTGTGCTTATTGAAAATCTGTGTTTCAGTCTGACACGTGTGGTAGGGAAAAAAGGTGATAGGGGTAATAGTTTTGATATAAATATATGATTATCAATTATTTATCTCCTATCACCCTCCTATCACCCCTACTGTAACCCTCACACCCTTCTCACCCAAAACGGAAAAAGTTTACAATCGGTTTGCAAAATCACTTTCCTCGTCAGGCTTTCATCTTTTAATTTCTTTAAGTTTGACTAAGGGCAGGGTAATAGTTTTCACCGTGGCCACCATGCAGGCTTCCCCGAAGAAAATTCCCCGTGAGGCGATAACCCCCGAGCTTCTCAAGAAGCACCTCGAACTATCCCCCACGGGGGTGCTCCTTTGGCGAGAACCTCTTTTCCCCCGGGGTTTTTCGGTCCGTGGAAAGCGGGCGGGTTGCCTTGTTAGGCAAAACGTTTGGTCGGACACAAAGAAGACCAAGACAATCGCCCACCTCGTTTGCTTCGGGGGTCACAGTCTCCCGGTTGCGCGCGTTGTCTTGGCGATCCACACGGGGGTTTTCCCAAAGGGAAAAATCATCCACAAGGATGGCAACTTAGAGAACGTTAGGGTGGAAAACCTCCTGGAAATCCCTGCCAAATGACCCCCCGCGAATCCGTGTTTTTCGGCGGGGACGTGTTCCCGTCGTCTCTCTGCCACCGCCTCCCATTCCGCTCATGGCGGGCACTTGTTGAGGGGTGTTTTGAAAGTCCGCGACAAGCGGATTTGACCCGCGCCCAATTCCTCGCTCTTCCCAAAGAGGACCGGGACCGGGTGAAACAGACCGCCGGTTTCCTCCAACCCATCATATACGCCGAGACACCCCACCCCCGGAAGCTCGGCGACGGGGTTACAATCGCCCACGTGAAAACCACGGTGGGCCATATAGACATCGATTCGTCCCCGAACTCCCCGGACGCAATCCGTGCCGCCGCCGCCCGCCTGCTCAACAATCCTCAAATGCTCCTCTCCCAGTTGGAGGGAGTAAATTTTGTGGCCTACGAGTCCGCCAACTCCACGCCGGAGTTTCCCCGCGTTCACGTAACCTTTGAGTGCGATTTGACCGGGGACCAACACGCTCGCGCGTGCCGGTGGGTGAAATCCCGCCTCGCCCTCCCCCAAGAGGTGACGGACGCCCGCTTGGACAACCCCCTTTGGGTCTCCTTCCTTCCCCTCGCCTTCCGTGATTCCCCCGGTCAAGGCGCGGTGTTTTGCCGCGTCAAGGACGCCGCTCCCGTGTCCTTGGACACCCTCGGAGACTTTGACGGGGGCGAGGATACTCCCCGCGCGGGGAAGCGGGCGGAAACCGGCCCGGTTGACTTTGCGGACATTGCCGAACACCTCCGCCCGCCCCTTGCCGGTTGCACGGTGGAATTGATCCGAGAGGCCCTGTTCAAAATTGACCCGGATTCCGGGTACTCCGATTGGCTTTCGGTCGCCCCCGCTCTCGTCCACCAATCCGCCGAGTTGGGGAACGGTGAGGAGCTTTACGCCCTCTTTGATGAATGGTCGTCACAAGGGACCAAATACAAAGGCCCGGAAGACACCCGCGCCAAGTGGGACTCTTTCCGCGCGCACACCACAAACCGCGCCCCGGTCACGATTCACACCCTCTTCCACCTCGCGAAGAAAGCAGGGTGGGATGACAAGAAGCTAAAGGGGGCAACCCTCGGGAGTTTCAAAGCCTGGTTGGCGGGTGCCTCGGAAACGACGGTCCACAAAGAGGTGGCCATGCGAATCGCCAACCTCCCGGACCTAACGGACACCGAGCTTGCGGGCCTGCTAAAGTTGGTTGTCCTATCCGCCAAGGGGTTCTCTTTGCCTTTTGACCTTCCCGCCCTAAAACGCGCGGTAAAAAAGGCGATCAACACTGAGGCGGCGGAGGCGATGGAGAAAGACCCCACACCGCCCTCATGGCTTACGGGTTGGTATTACATTGAATCCCAAGACGCTTTTTTCCACCTATCCACAGACAGGCTCCTTGCCCCTCCCTCGTTCAACCGAACCTTCGGGCGCAACCTTCTCCCCACCGCCGCCGAACTTATCGCCCGGGGCCTCACACCCACGGAATCGGCGTTGGCAACGCCCAAGGTTGACCCCACCCCCTTTGCGCTCAACTCCATCCTCATCCCCACGGCTTACACGACGATTTACCACCCCACGGAGAGTCTTCGCCTGATCCCGAACACCAACGGGCAGACCGCACTCAACACATACTCGCCGAGTTACCCCACCCCGGACATGAAGCGGCGGGACGAGGCCAAGGCCGTATGGGAAAAACTGATACACCCGATTTACTCCCCGGACGACGCGCGAACCATAACGGATTGGTTTGCGCATATCGTCCAAAAACGGACCAAAATTATTTGGGCGCTTTTTGTGTGTGGAACCCAACACGGCGCGGGCAAGTCCTTGACGGCAAAATTTGTTTGCCCCGCGCTTGGGCCAAACAACTTTGGAATCATTGGCGGTGAGACCTTCTCAAAGGAGTTCAACACCCGCTCGGTTGAAAAACAAATGATCGTAATTGAGGAGCTAAAGGCCCCCAACCAAAACCGCGCCCTCCCCATGGAACGGATGAAAACCCTTATCACTAACGAGACTACGGAAGTTGAGGGCAAGGGCACGAACCGGGAGGAAAAATTCAACGTCGCAAGTTATGTAATTTTTTCCAATTACAGGGACGCTCTCAAACTCGACAACTCCGACCGTCGTTACTACATGGTGGACGTGAAGCGGATTCCAAAAGAGGACATGCCCGCGCGCGAGGTGGAGTTGCGCAAGATTTTCGACTATTGCACGGACCCGGCCAATGGCCCCGCAATCCGGGCCTTTTTTGAGTCCCACAAGATTTCCCCGGACTTTGAGCCCAAGGGCTCCGCCCCGGTCAACAACTTCAAGGCGGAGGCAATCAGGCTTTCCAAGACGGACTTTGAGATTGAGATTGAGGAGGCGATTGAGGGCGAGGCAGACCCCCTCGTCTCTTCCTTCGTCCTGTCCACCAACCGGCTTTTCTGCGTGCTCGGAGGCGAGCGCAAACGTGAAATCACCATGCAACGGATTGGCTCCCATATGTCCGCCCTCGGCTGGGTGAAACTCCCCGGCGGGCGCAAGTCCATCATGGGGGACCTGCACCACGTTTGGATTGATCCCGAAAGCCCGCTTGCAGATCTCTACAGCGACCCCACGGACCATTTGCGCCAACGCGCGGCGAAAGCCTCCGCCGAGGTATTCAATAAATAATTACCATGACCCCAACAAACGGCGTTCACGTGCGAGTAATTCAAACCCCAGCGGGGGCTTTCATGCCCCAATTTACCACGGATAACCTGACGTGGCGGGACCTGCTAAAGGGACCTTCATTCCACGCCGAGAGCGCAAGAATGGTGGCCGAGTCCTTCGCCAATATTTCCAATCAAATCCCCGAGCAAGGGGCGGTGGTGGAGGTGGGATGACCTACCCGACCAAAGCCGAGCTTTTGGACCGGGGCATAAAGCACGCGGTCCGTTTCTGCGTGGCCAACGGGCTAGAGGTCCCCGCGTTTGAAATCATCAACCACAATTGGCCCTTTGGGTGTTGCGCCTACTACCGCCCGGGCAAGGTGGCAATCCACCCACCCCTTTGCGCGGCGGTGGGGCTCTCCGGGCAGGCCTGGAGCTTCCCGGGGTGGACGGTTGACCGGACCCCCTACGGCGTCGTTGCCCATGAAATCGGGTGCCATGCGGACTACTCCACCGCAACGAAGACGCGGGGCAAGTATTGGTCAAACTTCTCCGCCGAGGTCCGCGCCCAAAGCGGAGAGGCCAAGCTGACCAACTATTGCGAGAAGGACGCGGAATGGTTCGCCCAGATTTTCCGCCTCTTCATCACCAACCCCGATTTGCTCCGCGCGATCCGCCCCCGGTCCTTTGAGCTTCTGTCGCTCTACTTCGTGCCGGTGGAGACGCGGACCTGGCGTGAGGTTTTGGCCACCGCTCCCGAGCGGACCCGGGCGCAAGCGGAGAAGGTTGTAAGGGAAGCATGAATACGTTCCGCCCGCTTCACGTCCTCATTGCTTGCGAGTATTCCGGACGAGTCCGGGACGCCTTCACCCGACAGGGGCATATCGCGGTATCATGCGATTTGCTCCCCACCGAAAGCCCCGGGGCACACTACCGGGGAGACGTGCGCGAACTTCTCCGGATGCATTGGGACATCCTGATTGGTTTCCCGCCTTGCACGTATGTTTGCGGGTCCGGGCTCCATTGGAACGCAAGGACGCCCGGGCGAGCGGAGAAGTCGAAGGAGGCCATTGAGTTTTTCCGCCTCCTTTGGTCCGCGAACGTGGAGAAAATCGCCTTGGAAAACCCGGTTGGCATCCTTTCAACCGCGATCCGGAAGCCCGACCAAGTTGTCCAACCGTGGCAATTTGGCCACCCGGAGAGCAAGGCCACTTGCCTTTGGCTCAAGTCACTCCGCCCCTTGGTTCCAACAAAGGTTTTACCCCTCCCGGAATGCGGGCATTGGGAGAACCAAACCCGGAGCGGGCAAAATAAGTTGGGACCGGGCAAGGACCGCGCGAAGCTCCGGAGCCTCACTTACTCCGGCATAGCGGAGGCCATGGCCGCGCAATGGGGTTGACCCGAAACAGAAAAATGGTTTTTGTTCAGGGGTCCCTTTAACCTGTATCCAAAAACCTAATACAAGGAAACCCAAAAAATGGCACTCAAAGACCAACGCCTAGGCCGCAAAGACATAAACATGATTCCCCCGGGCCTCCTATCGGTTGACCCGGTTTACAACGTCCGACGCATCAATCCCAAGGACCCGGAGTTCCTGGAACTCAAGGAGTCAATCCGCGCCCACGGCGTCCGCGAACCTCTCACGGTTCGGACGGAGCGGGTGGGGAGCAAAGAGGCACATTTCATCATCGCCGGACACCGCCGCTTTACCGCCGTGCAGGAACTCGTATCCGAGGGCGTGGAAATCAAAGCCCTCCCGGTGCGGTCCGTGAAAATGGGCCAAGAGGAATTGGTTTTGGATTTGGTCCTCTCCAACTCCGGCCAACCCCTCAACCAAATTGAGCAAGGCGAGGTCTTCCACCGCCTCGCGGGGTTTGGTTGGCTTGTCACGGAGATTGCCGCAAAAACGGGCAAGAGCGGGCAGCACGTGCAAAACTGCCTCACGCTTTACGGTCTCCACCCCAAGGCGAAAGACCAAGTTTTTGCGGGCAAAATCTCCGCGTCCCAGCTCTTGGACATGTCCAAGAAACACGGCGAGGGGGAGAACCTTGTCGAGAAGGTTTCCGCCGCCGTGGAGAACGCCACCGCCGCCGGGAAAAAGAAGGCCACCGCCAAGACCGCCGAGAAACCAACCTTGAAAAAGGCCCATTTTGAAGCCTTGGCGAAATCGTTGTGGGGGGTGGCGGACGACATCGGCAAAGACGAGGTAGTCGCCGCCGCCAAGCTCGCGGAAAAGGCGATCAAAAAGGCCTACGAAATCAAATAGGTTTCCATCCCCTCAGGAGAAACCCCGGTCCGAAAGGCCGGGGTTTTTTTGTATTCAAAAAACATTACAAGAGGAATTTTTCAGAGGGAAACCCGTGGTGGGACGTGGGAAAATTCCCGATTGTTATTGACGGGGAACCCCGGAAACGTTTTTCGTTTGGTCGTTGGCTCGGGGAGGTTCCCCGGCCTCCGCCACGTTAATCCTCCTATTCTGTTCCCATGAAATCCGTTTTTAGCCTCGGCTTAAACTCCGCTTATCTGCTCGGCTTAGTTCCCGAGAAAGTCCGCACGGTCTCCGTTGCATTTGAGCCCAACGGCAAAACCTACACTTACCTCTCCCTCATTGAGACCCTGAAACCGGGCCAAGACGTGTTGGTTGAGGTTGGCTACGAAGTCCGAGCGGACGGGAAACCCGCCCTCAAGGTCGCCACTGTCGTCTCCGTAGACACGGAGGTCAAAGTTGACCCCACCTCCTGCATAAAATTCCGTTGGGTCGTCTCGAAACTTGGCACCGGAGCCCGCGCCAAACAAGACGAACTACACGCATTTGAGGCCCATGCCCTTTCCCGCCTCGCCAAGGCGGAAAAGGCCCTCGCCAAGGTCAAGAAGCTCGCGGATTCCGCCCTCTTAACCCCACCGCAAGAGAACTGAAAACCACACTTTGGTTCCCACCAGGATTTTTCCTTCACCCGCTTTTTCTAGCAGAGTGACTGCCCGGGGGAGCCTTCAACTTTCCCTCCAACCCATAACAGGAAAACCAACATGACCGAACTCGCCCTGAAACTCATCGCCGCCCTTGCCGCAATCGCGGACGGGCTGAACAACGTCGCTTGCGCGATCAAAGGCAACGGCCTCGCCGTGCCCGTCCAAATCCCCTTGGAGCTCAAGTCCGAACCCGCCGCCACCGGTTCCGTTTCGCCCTCCCTGGATGCCCTCAAGGAGAAGGCCGCAAAGGATGCCGCCGAAAAGAAAGCCAAGGTAGAAGCCAAGGTAGAAGCCAAGGCCAAGGAAGACGCCGCCTCGAAAGCAGAGGCCAAGGCCGATTCCGAGGCGAAGGCCAAGGAGACGCCCCCCACCAACTCCGGCACCAAGGCCCCGAGCGTCGACGATCTCCGCAAGGTGGGGACCGCCCTAGTTGCGGACGGCAAGAAAACGGAATTTCTCGCGATCCTCGCCGAGTTTGAAGCCAAGAACGTCACGAGCGTCCCCGAGGCCAAACGCGCGGACTGCCTCGTCGTACTGGAAAAGGCCCTCGGCAAGAAGCTCGCCGAGTTGGCGGACTAAACCGCCGCACCCATCCCCGGCGGGTCCGCCACGATCCGCCGGGGCTCAATTTCCCACCCTCTTTTCCCTGCCCGATGACCGCCACACCCGCTGACACCCACTCCCGCCTCGCCCCGTCCGGGGCTTCCTGTTGGACCGTTTGCACCGCGCAACCGTCCTATTGCCGAGCCAACACGGACAAAATCAAAGACACGGATACGGATTATTCCAAGGAGGGCGTTATCGCCCACGATTGGAACGCGAAGGTTTTAAACGGCCTTGCGGACTTGTCCGAGGTCCCGGACGCCTTCCGCCCTCACGTTGCCGATTACGTGGCCTTTGCCGAGCGCCTCAAGGAGCCCGGGGACGTGGTGTTCGTGGAATCCAAGGTCCCGCTCTACTATTTACCCCAAGACAAGGGGACGGTGGACTACGCCCTCGTATCCGAAAAGCGGATATATGTATTGGACTACAAGCACGGCGCGGGCGTCGTTGTCGAGGCGAGGAACAACAAACAACTAGCTATCTACGCCCGCTCCCTGATTGAGGAGTTGCAAAGCTCCGGTCTCTACGAGTTCACCCCGGAACTTCTCGTCACCATTACCATTTTCCAACCGCGCACGCACACCGGGGACAAGGTGAAGGTTTGGGCGGTCTCCCTTTGTGATTTGGTCAAGTTCACCGATGAAATCGGACGCATTGCCAAACTGATTTTGGACAACGAAACCGAGGCCAACCCGTGGCCGGTGGAGTTCAAGCCTGGTGACGACACGTGCCAGTTTTGTGACGCCAAGAAGTTTTGCGAGGCCCGCGCCAGGTGGCGAGCCGAGCCCATCCCGTTTGACGTCCTTGGCACGTTCACCAAGGAGGACATAGAGGATAACGCCTTGGCCTGCTTGGAACCGGAGCAAATCGCCCGCCTGGTCCTCAACCGCAAGGGCATCATCAAATGGTTGGAGGAAATCGCCGAGGGGGCCCAACAACGCATGGAGACGGGCGAGGAAATCCCCGGCCTCAAACTCGTCCAAGGCAAGGAGGGCAACCGCGCTTGGGTGGACGAGGCGGCGGCGGATACCCTCGTCTCCAAGTTCCTGCCCGCCAAGGAGCGTTACACCGAACCCAAGCTCAAATCCGTTGCCCAAATGGAAAAGCTCCTGGCCCCGCATGAGGCGGAGTTCTCAACCCGGTTCAAGAACCGCTTTGCCGAACTCGTCACCCGCCCCGCCGGAGGCCTTACCCTGGTTGCGGCGGACGACCCCCGCCCCTCCGCCGCCGTGAAGGCCACTGAGGTCTTCACTGTTGTTAGTGGCACTGCCCACACTGAAGTCGCAACCCCCGCCGGCCCGTCCGCGTCGGGCGGTGTCGATGAATCAGACCCCCTAGCGTGAAAACCTTCTACCTCCTCGCGATCCTCGTTTTCCTGGCGGGTTTTGTTCCCGATGCCCGGTTTCCGATATTGGCGGGCGCCCTTATCGCCGCCGTTTGTCTCGTCCTCTCTTATTTCATTCTCGTTGCCCTTTGCGTGAGCGGCGATCCCGCCAACAAGGACAATGATTAAAAACCACTTTTGCC